ACACTAGTTAAGGTAAATGTAAACAAAAATTGACTACTTAAATTACTAAACTCACTTGAAGCAACAAATTGGGATGAGATAGATGATACTTGTCCAGTTGCGATATTTCCATCTCCCATACTACCTATCCAACTATAATCAGTTTTTAAATATTTACCGTCATGCTGTATAGTAGAAGAAAATACATTTACTGACTCTTCGGTAAATGGAATATCTATTTCAGCTATTGTAGATAATGGTTGTAGATCAGTAAGAGTGTATTGGGTGTTATAATTAGTTTTTTTATCTTTAGCGTCTTTATTAAAATAGTATTGATCTACTGTTAGTCCGAAATCGAAATTCTCTCTATATTTACGGAACAATATTTTGCTATCATGAGTATGACTATACTCAACCGGAACAACACTGTCTGTAGTAATAGAATTAACTTTCATTTACGTTTTTTTATCCAAATATGCTGCCAGAGAATGTTGCACCTTTCTTTATTCTAGCTTTGTTAACGGAAATAGTCACTGTATCTCCTGGTTTAATATATACAGCTTTCGTGAACGATATTCTTCGCTCGTGTCGTCTGAGCGTGGCTTGCTCTACTATAGCTGTTGCCTTGTTAGTGCTATTAACAAATAAGTAAGCATCTGGGTCCTTGGAGTCAATAATCGCATCTAGAGAAAAGTTAATCCAAGAAGCAGTAAAAGAGTCATCAGTAGGGTATGTTATCGAAAACTTATCGCCCTTGGTAAATACAACTGCAGAGTTAGTAACAGTAGGATCTAAATCTACAAAATCAAACCCCATACCACCATCGCTAGGTATGGTTTCACCGACATTAGATACCATAAAGTTAACTGCTTTTGTAGTTACTGCTACAGCATTTAAAGCAGCTGAATCTGTGCTCTTTAATAAGCTAGTTATTATTGCAAGGTTCTTTTTAAGAGTATCTATTTCAGAATTATTTTGAGTAATTGTAGCAGACATAGCTGCAAACTCTGACACTGCCCTATAATTAAATTTACCTAATTCAACAGTACCACTAATATCGGCATACTTTATTAAATGGCCTGCAGTAGTATCTGATGTTAATATATCATATCCAGTTACGACAGATGTAACAGTTGATGATTGACCTGTCGCATCAGCGCCTTGAACTAATTTGTCTTTAAATGTAATGTTATCTTCACCAATAACTAGATCTTTAAAAGCTAGTAGCTTAGTACCATTATTAGTCTCGATAATCAGCTTATCGTTGTTTAATATTTCCGTACCTACATCAATATCGGTAATATTAATAATTTCATCTTCTATGGCCATATAATTATTTAATTGTATTAGTAATTTACGAACGCTGTAATTGTACTAGTTGTTGTTGATAATGTGTCACATCCTGTAACATCGTATAAATCTACATAAAAGTATCCACCAGAGGTAAGACCTGTCATTGACGTCCCTACTCCAACGTTTACATTAGTAAAGTAATAGTTTGATAAATTAAAGGTGGTTTTAGTACCAGTAATATCAAGTAATGGTACTGTTATTGTTTTTGTACTTAAATCTATATCTTTTAATAAATCGTTACAATTCCATGTTAAGAACCCGCTTAAGTGTACGAATCCAGAATTGGCAGTTAATGGTATATAAAATAATGTTGGGTTGTTAGGTAAGTTTATTACTGCATTGGTATTTCCACTCTGTAAAGTTTCTGCAGCTCTTGTTCTCCATTTGAAAGACACCTTACCATTTTCTTTCGGTAACCCCATTGCGTTGAGATTGTTACCTAAGTTAACTTGAATAGCACCACCTGTATTAGAATTAGATGAATGTGTTTGTATATATTCAGTTGTAAACCCTACATTAAATGCATTTGCACTTACTCCCTGACTTTGTGTAATTGACGGGTCAAAGGAAGCTTCCTTTGGTATATCTAAATCTAATAAACTTATACCTAATACTTCTGGGTTCTTATTAATAAAGGTCAACAACATTTTCTCATCGTCATCATCATTATTAAAATAGTCTGTTTTAAGTAAGTTAATATCTTCGTATGTAGTAATGGGTGGTTGAAACATTGTAAACTTTAAGTCTACAACATCTACGAGCATGTCGTCTCTATAAATTGTAAAATATACATGTCTCTTAGCTTGATCAACAATCTCAGTTTGTATTACATGTTTAAATGTATTACCAGTTAAAGACGGTATTTCAGTTCCAGATAATGGTCTTGTTATAACTAATTCCTCTCCATCATCAAAATCAACAACAACTTTATTCATTCTATAAGAATTGGAGACATGAGCATCGTAAGCAGATAGACCAGCTAATGAAAACGTAACATCAGTAGTACCAGTCAGCGCCTGAGACTTAGTCTTAGTACCTGCTATTGCTGCCGGTGTTGCTGTTACTGTATATGTAAACGTATTCATATCTAGTCTATTTTTAATGGTGCGTTACCTTTTCCTTTGATAACTGGATTGCTCCCGGTGCTTGTACCTCCTCCACCCTCATCCGGTGCAAGACAGTTAAGGGAACCATCAGTGGGAGCTATTACGAATGTTGGGTTACTTAATTGATATCGTGCAGATTCGTTATCATCTCTTTCTTGTTCCCCTATAAACGCATCAGCGCTCGTAACTTCGGAACCGATTATTTTTAGTTCAGCAGTTGGGTGAGGCTGTTTATCAAACCCACTAGGATTAAAATTATCAATCAGCCATATTTGACCACTCTTTAAATCAAGACCACTATTTTGCCAATCGGTAATTATTGATTGCTCCAATGTTTTAGTGTTATCTACATTTTTAATTTTTGTAAGTAATCTTTCTCTAGATATAGATTCATATGGCATATTTCCTTCTCCGGCGGGGCGCGTGCCCCCGGTAAAATTTACTCTATATAAATCCCAAGCCCGGTATATTATACCATATTCTATTTTATCTAGACTAGCTCCTTTATACATTACCATATAAACATGATTAGCATACCAATCTGCTTCTCGTTTACCTTTAGTGTCAGTCGTGGCTCGCCCTAATAAAATCATACCATCCTGAAGCGATCGCGAGGCAAACGTCGGGAAATTACTTTTGTTTACGCTAGGATTACCCTTATACACACACATGAGTTCGTGCTTCCATCCTTTATTAAAATCAGTTTCCCTAGGTTCTGCTTCTGCTACTATAGGTTCTGCTTCTGCTGCTATAACAGTATCGGTATTAATATTCTTTCCAACATGTTTAATAGTAGTTACCCCTCCTGGTATTTTAGGTAAATACCCACTCGCTCCGACTTCTATAGCTTTGTCAACTTGTTCCGGTCTTATACCAGTAATTTTAATATCTACATCATCTTCGATAACCTCAGGATCACTCCCATCACACAGGGAAATTTGAGGTCTATTTGTTTCCTCGTTAATTGCATTAGCTATTATATTCTTCGCCGGTACAACCATCTCTACATCAACTAGATCATCAGATTCTACATTAAGTAATTTCTTCCGTAAGTTTTTAGAGGACTCTTGTAAGTAATCTATTCTCTTTGCTGCTTCAGTTTTCTTCTCGAGCTTTACTTCCCATGGGTTAGTTACTTTAACACCAGTAACTTCAAACTTATGTAATTCAAATCTACTTGCTTTATCACTAGTGGTAAAGGATAACCCTACGTTTAATAGTGGCCATTCTTTATTTTTAATTTGATCTGCAGATCTTAATCCTTCCCATGGAGAATATTCCCCTATATTACCCCCACCGATTTTATTCAACCGTAATTCTGTTATAGTGTTGTAATCTGTAGCGCTCGTAAGTTTATTATATAGGGTAACTTTTGTTCCTTTGTTTGATAAATCAATTCTATAATCTACAAAGTCAGCATTAGCAGCTGATGTATGCATTGGAACAGCTGAAGCAGCTACTGTATCCATTTTAAAGGAAGTTAAAGCTTTAGTCTCATGATACGAGCTCCCTCTTATACCAATAGAACATGTTTTAGCTGTAAATGTTTTATTGTCTGCATATGCTCCAGTCTTTTCTTCTGATGTGGTGGCGAAGTTTCCCACCAATATCAAATCCAATACCAAGAAAACTTTCTGCTAGACCAAAACTCCCTATATTACCAACATTACCAACGTTACCGGTATACATAGGTTTTATAGTTGTCCCAGTATTCGGGCTCCAGTTATTATGAATATATAGACCATCTGTTGCCTGAGCAGTACCAGCGACCTCGTTTGGACTGAAACTAGCCTTAGCATACCCTAATGTTGAGCCAACGCCGTTAGGGATTACATAAGAGTTTTTAGGAGGGTTCTTAAAAAACGAAACACAAAACCCTTCCCCAGGGCTAGGGGTTGCCCATTGTTGTATCCATCTTGTTGCGCTAGCTCCAACTGATTGAGAGCTACCATAAGCTGTTGGAGCCGGTACAGTAAATGATCTTGCTCTAAAATCTACTCTTATAGTATATTCAGGATCATAAGCTACATACTTTGGGTTATAAGTTATAAAACCTCCACTATACATGAAAGGGAAAGCAACATTGCCAGAGACAGAATCTATTTCTACATTTGTATTACCTAATGCTAAATTAAAACCTAAACTACTTGTTGCTTGTACATGCATAGGGGCAATTTTATAGTCAGTTGATCTCTCTACTTCTACATTTGCTGGATTAAACCATGACGGCTTATCATTCCTTACAGTATTACCAACAACATATAAATCAGAATTTAAATGTCCAGATTCAAATGTAAATTGATCATCAGTAAATTTAGCTTTAGGTATGTATATATTTGCATCTAATAAATAAAAGTAAGAATTTATATCTTGAAAAATATAATTATTCAGACCTAATCCGTCTGTGTCATTGCTGTATCTACCTAAAAATGTAACTGAATATCTCGACGTATCTTTATTATAATTAATAAGAGGTTTTGTAATCGAATTAAAATTGGTACCTTCAGGGCAATTAGGTGTTAAAGAAAATAAATCTGAATTAGCGCTTAAACTAAAGGAATCTATATCTCTAGGATATACTCTACTTTTATAATTTGTATTTTTATCGATTTTATATACTAAAGGAACCGCCCCATATACAAGCTCACTAGTACCATCGCACCTATCAGCAGAGATCGCGCTTACCTTACAAACAAACATTTCCTTTGTTTCATCATTGTAAAATATATCTGATTGTTTAGGGCTAAACATTTTAATTATTTACTACGTTACGATGGATTTCGAACTAGCATTGGTTTTAAATGATCCATTCACGAAGTCATATAATTCTGTTACTGTTTCTGCTGATGTCTGGATATAAATTGTATTTTCAATAACATCAAAATCTAATATATTGCTTGTTGATAGAATATTAGATTTTGTATTACCGGTTGTATGTTTATTAAAGACGTTAACGAATGCTGTCGATAACGGGTCTACTGTTTGTGTGAATATATTTCTTACATAAATCTCACCAGCACTTATAAATTGTTGATCGAACAATCGTACAGGTGTGGTTGTTATCTCATTAACTGTTGACAACTCCCATGTAGTTGTTGTGTTAGAATATATAACTGTTGCATCAATTGTAAAATATGGGACTGTTGTATCAGTAAAATAGCTTTTCAATAAATCTGTAGAGGTACCAGGGTGATTTAAAAATGGTCCACCATCAATAGCTGATGCTGCAGAAACTGATCCACATGATAATGCGACACTATGTAAATCAGAACACGAAAACGCTGTATTAGTTTGATTTTCTGTTCCTCCATATACTGCATAGTCAGTCAATGGAGCAGCCCATGCATCAGCACTACCACCTGTACATGCTGTTGTGTTACTAATTATAAATTCATCATACATTCCAGTCACACTTGAATACAAAGTTCCAGATGCTGTATATTCAGCTGCAGATAAAGCAGATAGCAATGGATTAAAATATAACCCGTCATAATAGTCAGCCGCTGTTGTGCACCCAGATGTTGTAGTGTCCTCAGCTTCTATATAGGTTGTTCCTGCGTATCTCTTTGGGTAGACGGGCTTTATAAAGTAAAACTCATTACCATATACATCACTACGTAATTTAATGCCTGTCTTGTTAGTTATTAACAAGTCATCTAGGCGAGAACTTTCCGGATAAACATTTAATACACTTATCGGATATGTGTCAGTATTCTTCCAATCTATTTGGCCAGGAGCATCATTCCAAAAGCTTATATTATCTTCTCTNNTGTTTATACCCGTAGCAGANTAATCTAAACTATTCTCTTGGCTTTGATACCCGTAGTTGCGGAGTAATTTATTATTATATACATCTACAGAAGCNCCTTGAGTATCATTCTTGTATGTGCTAGTTTTTGCTTTAAATGTTAACGGGGTTCTTTGTTTTATTTTTATATTGCGAAGAATCTCTCCGGTTATACTACTTTTAATATATCCTACTGCCTTAACTCCTGGTTCATATTTATACGGGTTTGGTACTACGTACTCCCGACCTTTAAATGCAGACAGATTAATATTAAACGTTAATCCGTTGGAATAAAAGTTTGTTGTGCCAGTATTTTTAAATGATAATTGATATGGAAAAATATCAACATGTTTCCACCTAAGCGGGCTATTGTATAAGTTAGGGTTATATCTTTGAGTTAAATTGTTTGTTGGATTAGTATTATTAAACAGTTGTTTAATTTTAGCATTTTGTTTATTACCAGATAAATGATATAAGTCATTTGCTAGGTATTTTTCTATTAACCCCTTCTCATGAGAAAACTTTAAGTTGTCTATAATTTTATTCTCACCTCTAAAGTATCTACCAGGCAGTCTTTCAAAATTTGAAAACGGTTCATTTATACTCAACATACTATTAGGGGTTGATATATTATTAGTTTGAACTTTTAATTGTTTTCCGTTTTTGTTTATTGAAATTAATTGTAATACATTAGGTACTTCATTAAGAACCTTTTTGGGAATATTTAAAATTAAGTCTTTATCTACAGCGTGTATATTATACACAAACTCATCTGAAATATAGTTTTTAAAGTTAACAGAAATACTATTCGCNATCTTTTGGATATTAATATCGCTAATATTTGTATTAGTGTTTTCTTTTATAAATTCATCACTGTTTAATAATCTAGCAATATAATTTTTTATATATTTTTGTAGACCTAGTTTAGATGTTTTTAGTTTATTTTTTGTTGTAGAGAATTTAACCTCTTCTCGTAAATCTCGAACAGTCTTTAACTGAGATTGAATTATCTCAGCAAAATAATGAACAGATAGTTCTAACTCATATATATCATCTGTATCAAGTCTCTCGATAAACCTAGATACATTTTTATCGAGAGAAGATAAATTTAAATTGTTTATAAATTGAATATAAATACTTTTTGCATAATCGGTATTAGTATTCGCATTAGCTTGTTTTTGATCTTTCCATTCAACGAGATAATTATTATACCTTATTGATAATTCAGAGGAGTCAGAAATATCTTCATAATAGGCTTTCCATTCGAGAAACGATAATGGGTTAGTTGTATTTAAATCTATTGTCATATACTAAGGCCCTTTCTTATTTGATAATCTAAATTTTTATATATCACCCCACCTGTATTATCCCAGCTAGCACTTAGGGAAGAAGTACTTCGGGTAACAGTTGTGTACTGGTTATTAAAATCTATAATACTATTTTTAATATTTTCATTTGAGGATGTTGTAGCATATGTAGTATATGGATAGAAATCATAGAACCCATCTAGACCACTTGCTCCTGATACTGAAGTATCTAACGACCAGCCCCAGTTACTATATTCATTATAAGCAGATAATGGGTATGTAGATAATGTATCTGTATTAGCACCCGATACAGATTTACTACAAACGTTTTGAGGTCTAACTAGACTAAATTCATTATTGAATCGCTGCCTTGCTACGAAATTAGTATAAGCAGTAACAGTATATGTTGAGGATGTTATTTTATTGTTAAAGTCTATATTTCTACTATCTGCAGAGCTTGTATAAAAGTTTGAATTAAAGCTCTGTTCCTGACGTTCATAATCTCCTAACAATTTTGTAATTTTTATACTAAACAAATCATATAACCGTTTTAGTTCTGGTGGTGGAGTTGGTAATACAATATCTACATCCTCGTTAAATAGATCATAAAATGATTGTAAGTTATCTATATTACAATAATCGACATCGTTATTATTAATAACAAAGTTAGCTATTTTTTCAAACACTGTTTTACCAAAGACTGTTGGGCTTGAGCTTGCCTCTCCAACGAATGATGTAAAAATACCATCGAACAAACCATCGTATTCATGTAGGAAGGATTGAAATCTGTAACTCTTTATTGTTTGGGAGTAGTCTATATCTTCGTTTATTTTATATACTTCAACATCATTAGTTGATGGTAGTACCGTAAATGTGTAAGCTCCTGTTAAATAGTTCGTTGAAGCATCTCCAACGTTACCGTACCCAACATTCCCAACACCAATATTTCCACTACCTATATTTTGACTAGATAGACCAGGTACATTACCTGTTATGTTTAAGGTCCAAGTCCCAGCACTCAGTGGGTTAATATTAAGATATAAAAAGCTACTCAACTCTGTACTATTTGCTGATGTATTGTATGGAAATTTATTTGTACTAATACTACTAATAACACTAGTATGTAAATCTCCTCCACTTGACCAGGTTGTATAAAAAGAATAATCAGATGTAACTGTTGATTTTTTTAAGAATTCAGGATATAGTTTTAATATATTTGAATCTTTATCAGCTACTGCTATAAAGACTTGAAATTTATCTCCTTGTCTTTTATAATTAATAGCAGACATTTCCTTCATTCCTGTTGAAGTAAATGAAGCACCAACTGCTGCTGGGCTTATAATTTTTACATTGTAACCTTCGACAGTATTGTTAGTGGCGCTGGTGCTGTAATATCCTACGCTGTTGGATTCTAAAAAGCTTCGCTTACTTGAATTGATATCACTATCAATTTCATCTACATAAAAGTTTTTAATTTTATGCTTACTTGTATCAAATTTAAATAATAACTTTACACCAGTATCTTGATTTGGAATATCATCATAATATGTTATTTGTGGGGGTAATTTAGGGTCAGTGTGCTCTTTACCTTTGTGCCAGGTTGTGACAGTATTAGTTATAGTAACTGCTCGCCCTGCTGAAGTAATCGAATGCTCACTAGACCCTAATAATGTCGGCTCGTAATTAAGATCTTTAAAGTAATCTATTTTGTCTTCAGCGATTGGTTGGATCGTACTGGCAGATAAAACATACCAATGGTCATTTAGTTCAAAATTTAATCCAATATCACTCTCAATTAACTCCCCGTCTACATTATTATAAAATGCATTATATGGTATTAAATGAGCGTATTTATTTTTAGTATCATATGGTTTTGCTTTACTACCACTAGCAGTAACATACAATGTGTATTTACCATCTGGGGTTATATCTTGCCAAGACGCTACTATACCAACTTTAAAGCTATTATCTCTCGAACTAGCTGGAATTTGTACCCCAGAGTCGGTCGCGGTTGTTCCGGGGGTATCAGTTGTTTTTATTTTAACATCTGTAGGAAGATAATTATAAATAGATAAGCTCTCAGTAAAGGTGTTAATATGAGCGTTCCCCTCTCCATCATAAAAGTACATCGAGGCCGTGTATACTCCTGGGACCCTATACTTGTGCTTAGTTGTTATATTGTTAGATGCGCTTAAACTATATCCATCTCCAAAATCCCATACTGCAGTTGTGTTAGACAGCTTAGGGCTTAAGTGATCTTGCATTGATAATGAATCTCCAGTAAGCTTTGCAGTAAATGTAAATTCGGAAATTCTCGTAAACCCGCCATGCGTTGCAGACGCGGGATGCACGTCTGTTAGTGGAGGAGGTATTGTGCCAGATGTGTTAACAGAAACCGATATAGGTACTGCAACGGATCGTGGGCAATTTTCAGTAGTATTAGCCATTAATATTCAACAACGCGTTTGTTAGAAACTGTAGACTTTACTTTAATTTTATTTTTAAATAATATCGAGTTTTCAATATATGGTATTTGGTATGGTTTTAATTTGTATCTAGTATCTATATCTTTAATATCTCTACCGTTATATATTGGGTTATATATACATAAGGAAAGACCTGGTGTACCTTTATTTAAATCTGTTCTCACTGTTTTTATCTCTTCTAGTCCAGGTATTTTTTCTATTTCATTATTCAAATGTCTAACATCTATTACATCTCCAAGCTTAATAGTATTAATATAATTTGTAATAATATTGAAGACTTTTGTTTTTAAATCTTCTTCATTTACAAGAGTACGAGCATTACGTAGTATATGCAACTCAGTATAGTCTTTATATGACGTTTTATTTTTTTCTCCAGAAAATGTTAACGATAAATCTAAATTCAAATAAACAGGATCAATAAACGCAATCTCACTATTAAGTAACTTATAGTCTTCAATTTCACTTCTTATTTTCTCTTTCAGAGCATTTGATAGGTAATTTGATCTTGTGACTACTGTTTTATTTTTACGTAAGTTTGGAACGATAGTTAAGTATATATTATTTACATCGGCACTATCTGCAAAATAGTATTGATTAAACAATGCATTAGTATCTAGAGTGTAGTCTGTAAGACCTAATTCATCATTAATATATTTTAAATATCCGTTAGTGTAGTCACTATTATTTTGTACAGTAACGTCGTATATTAAGTTTTTATAGTTTCGTTGTATAAAGTTTTTATAATCTCCTTTAGTAGTCAACTTATATTCTGAACTAAAAAATCTTGGGGCGTTTTGTTTTATTTCCGATACTTTTTCTTCTTCCCCAAAGTCTGTACTATCTTCTGTGTTATTGACGTTGACATTTATTGCCGTAGCAAGGGTAAGGTGATTCAAAGATGTATCTTTTACATCTGCAAATATCAAATCATATTGAGCTGTATTATATATATTAATATTGTTATCTACGAATGTGCTCTTAGTGACCTTTCCATCTACTCCTGTTGATTTAAGATAGTAAATAGCTACTTGATCTCCTTGGGTTAACTTCTTACCATTAACACTATTACCGAACTTAAGTTCATAAGTCTTATTCTCATTGTATCTAATTTCAAACACTCTTTCATTTGCATTTGATAAGTAGATACTTGGAACTCTCTTCCAGGTGTACCATTTATTTTCTTCATTTATTTCTTTTACATATACAAAAATATTAAAATGGTCAATTATAACATCACCGCCCGGTATTAAGCTTATAGCTTCAAATTTTTCTCCTATAGGATTAATAATTGGATACTCTTCTATAGTACCTTCATATAATAATTGATTTCCTGTTGCTGTTATGGTCTCAGTTTCTGATGTTACCTTTTCAAACGTAAGATCTTGAGTAAATGTAAATGTTTTTCCTCCAGCAGATGCGAATGTAAATTTTGGTACTGTATAATATCCCGCGGACATGTCAGATGTACCTTTTATTTCTATTGGTAAAACACTGGACTGTTTTCCTACAGGTTTATAATCAATAAGTTTAACTATACGATTTACATTCTCATATAACTCTGCATCGTTAAAGTTACTCTCTGAACTAGTTTGATTTAAATAAAACAGTAATGTATGATACGAATATGAAATTATATCTATGAGGGCAGAAATATTACTACCTTCAAAGTTCTGATCTGTAAAATTAATAGTGGTGTCATTATTAATTCTAGATATAATTAGATCTCTCAAGCTTTGAGCATCAAAACTCGCATATGCGTCTGTCGGTAAGTCGAATTGTGTAAATTTTGCCATTTTATGAATAACTAAATCCTGTTGTTGTTAATAAACCGTTAGCCGTCCCTTTTTTATTATTTAAGGACGGTATTGTTATAGATATACTAATTTTATATTCGTTTTGATCTGGTCGAGCAATAATATCCACATTATCTACTACAATCCTAGGTTCGTATAGCGACAACTCTTCAAAAATTGTAGTACCTATTAATTCGCCATTTTCTTTAGAAATGTTTTCAAATAAGTACTGTTCTAGATCTAACCCAAATGTTGGGGAAAGTATTTTTTGACCTTTCTTTGTATTAAAGATGTTTCTTATTGAATTATAAATCGCATTCTCATCATAGCTTAGCTTTAAATCTTGGGCATTTTTACTAGCGCCAACAGTCTTATCTGATGTATGACTACTAAGTTCAATGTCTAAATGTAGATCTGCATATGAATATGAGCGAGAATTATCAGTATTCTTTGCGGTTTTGAGTATATCTAATTTAATAGCCATCTATAATTATTTAATTTATAAGTGCTTAAAAGAATAAATAATTTAAATGAGTAAGTTTGATAAATTATTCGAGGAACAGATTGGTCAGTTTGCAAAATCCGGGCCTATTGCTGGAGATTATGTGAAGTTCGCGAGTAACCTCAAATCATCTGATTGGTATAAAGAGTTAAGCGANTCTCGTAAAGCATATGTTGACGAGATCNCAACACTAGCAGAACAGGGTAAACCCCTAATGCTTTCGACAATAAAGAGAGCTATATATGAGAACCCTGCAAAAAC